TCTTGAAAAAGCTCTTGAAAAAGATGATTCGTTTGATCCACCTGAAACAGACAACTTTAACAAGGTACATAGAGCTATAGAGGGTTTATATAGTGGCGCTAAAATTCTTGGTCACGAAAAAATGCTTAAATGGGAACTAGCTAAAAACATGACTAGACCTTATAGCGATCAAACTAAAGTTGAAATGAATTATGCTATATCTGCTCCTCGTATGTACAAGGGTAGAATAGAATCATTAGTAAGTAAGTGTATTGGTTTTGCTGATATGATACAGCTTACGCATTTAAAATTACAGCAAGTACTATCACGTATGGTACCTGATGGTGTTTATGTTGATGTAGATGGATTAGCTGAAGTTGATCTTGGCAATGGTACTAATTATAATCCTGCCGAGGCTTTAAATATGTACTTCCAAACTGGTAGTATTGTAGGTAGAAGCTTAACACAAGATGGTGATCCTAACAGAGGCAAAGTACCAATACAAGAACTACAAACATCGTCTGGAATAAGCAAGATACAAGCGCTTATACAAACGTATCAGTATTACTTGCAAATGATTAGAGACGTGACCGGGCTTAACGAAGCTAGAGATGGTAGTCAACCTAGTAAAGATTCATTGGTAGGGTTACAAAAACTAGCAGCAGCAGCTTCTAATACAGCTACTAAACATATACTACAGTCTTTAATGTATTTAACAATACGCTCGGCTGAAAATATAAGTCTGCGCGTTGCTGACATGCTTGAGTTCCCGCTGCTTAGACAATCTTTAATGAGTTCTATAAATCAATTTAATGTATCTACATTAGCTGAAGTGGACAAACTTAATATACACGAGTTTGGTATATTTTTAGAATTAGAACCAGATGAAGAAGAGCAAGCAGGTTTAGAACGCAATATACAAATAGCATTACAAGCAGGTCAAATAGGTTTAGAAGATGCTATAGATATAAGAGAAATAAAAAACTTAAAGCTAGCTAATCAGTTTTTAAAGTATAGACAAAAAATAAAAGCAGAGCAAGCTCAACAAGCTCAGTTAGCAAATATACAAGCTCAAGCAAATGCTAATGCTGAATCTGCAGAAAGAGCAGCGTTAGCTGAAACTCAAAAACAACAAGTTATTAACGAGCAGAAAGTTCAACTAGAACAAGCTAAGTCGCAGTTTGAAATACAACGCATGCAAACTGAAGCTCAAATTAAACGCGGTTTAATGAGTGAAGAATTTAACTTTAATATGCAGTTGGCAAAAGCTAGAGCTGATGTAGAAAAAGCTAAAGAACAAGATATAGAAGATCGTAAAGACGAGCGTGCTAGAATTATAGGCACGCAGCAATCAGAAATGATTTCACAGCGTCAAAACGATGAACTACCTAAAAACTTTGAGTCATCTGGATTTGACTCACTAGGAGGATTTGGACTTGAACAGTTTGAGCCTCGTTGAAAATAAAATCCTTTAATTTTATATTATTATATTATGTCAGAAGAAATAAAACAAGAAGGAGAGTTTAAAATAAAAACTCCTTCTAAGCCTAAAAATTTAGGTGATAATACAGGTGAGACTATTAAAGTAAACATGAAAGAACCTCTAATAGATCTTGAGCCAGATGTTAAAAAAGTAGTAATCAAAAAAGAAGATACTGATGCCGTTCAAACACAAGAGACAAATGATAGCGATGCTATTGTCGAAGAGTCCAAAGACAGTGGCAACAGCGAAGAAGTGGTTGAAGAAGTACGGACCTCCGACGAAGAAATAGCATCTCCTTTAACTGTTATTGAAGATACTGAAGAAGAGGAAAAACAACTTGAAGCAACTAAAGAAGTAGAGCAAGCTATACAAGAGCAAAGAGTTCTACCTGAAAATATTGAAAAGCTAGTTTCTTTTATGGAAGAGACTGGTGGAACTGTAGAAGACTATGTTAGGCTTAATGCAGATTATACCAATGTTGATAGTACATCTTTAATTAGAGAATATTATAAACAAACTAAACCACATTTAGATTCTGAAGATGTAAGTCTTTTATTAGAAGACTTTGATTATGATGAAGATATAGATGAACCAAAAGATATACGCAAAAAGAAAATTGCGTTTAAAGAGGAGGCTGCAAAAGCTAAAGACTTTCTTGAAGGCTTAAAGAGTAAATACTACGACGAGATCAAGTTGAGACCGGGCGTAACTCAAGACCAACAGAAAGCTACAGACTTTTTTAACCGATACAACGAAGAGCAAGAAGCTGTGCAAGTAAAGCATAAGGACTTTATAAGCCGTACTAAAAATTTATTAAATAATGATTTCGAAGGTTTCGATTTTAAAGTTAGTGATAAAAAATTTAGGTATGGTATTAAAAATCCAACACAGGTGGCTGAGGCACAATCTGATATTACAAACTTCATTAAGACGTTCTTAAATGATAAAAATGAAATAACAGATACTAAAGGTTACCACAAAGCTTTATACGCAGCGCGAAACGCTGATACTATAGCACAACACTTTTATGAGCAAGGCAAAGCCGATGCTGTTAAAGATGTTATGGCTAAATCTAAAAACATAAGTAATGAACCTAGGCAAACTGCTTCTGGTGATGTATTTGTTAATGGATTCAAAGTAAAAGCAATTAGCGGTCTTGATTCTTCAAAATTAAAAATCAAAACTAAAAAATTTAACTAACTAAATAACAAATTATGAGTTTAACTCCACAATTTGGTAGTTTAATCCCGTCTCAAAAAAGACAAGTATTGGACAGTAACTACCTACAATTTAACACAGGTGCTGGCGAAGATTTCGCGCAACAGTATTTACCTGAGATTTACGAACAAGAAGTAGAGCGTTACGGTAACCGTACACTTTCTGGATTCTTACGCATGGTTGGTGCAGAAATGCCGATGACATCTGATCAAGTAATTTGGTCTGAGCAAAACCGCTTACATATATCTTACGATAATGTAACTGTTGGAGCTGATGGTTCTGGTGCTGGCGCAACAAACTTAATCACAATACCTGCTACAGCTAACAACGTTATATCTATTAACGATACAATTGTTGTACTAGACCCTGCAACAGGCGCAGAAGTAAAAGCTTTAGTAACTGCTTCTGTTAATTTGGCAGGTGGTAATACTATTGATGCTGCTCCATTTGTTGGCGGCGCTGGTCTTGTTGCTGCTGGTATTACAGCTGGTGCTGGTATTAAGATATTTGTATATGGTTCTGCATATGTAAAAGGAACTAAGCTAACCGAAGCTACAGGAAAAGATGCTGCTAGAGTATCTGTAACACCTCAGTTAACTCAATTTTCTAACTCTCCAATTATCATCAGAGACCAATATGTTATTAGCGGTTCTGATATGGCGCAAATTGGTTGGGTAGAAGTTGCAACTGAAGATGGTACTTCTGGATATCTATGGTATTTAAAAGCTGAATCTGAAACTCGCTTGCGTTTTGAAGATTACCTAGAAATGGCATTAGTAGAAGGTGAATATAACCAAGGAGCTACCGGCACAACTGTAGCTACTTTATCTGGTACTGAAGGTTTATTTGCTGCTATTCAATCTCGTGGTAACGTAGAAGTAGGATTTACTGCTGCCGCTGGTATCGATGAGTTTGATAACATTCTTAAAAACCTAGACACTCAAGGTGCTATTGAAGAAAACATGTTGTTTTTACAACGTCAAACTTCACTTGACTTTGACGATATGCTAGCTGCTATTTCTAGTGGTGCTACTGGAGGTACTGCATTTGGTCTTTTTGAAAACTCTGAAGAAATGGCATTGAACTTAGGATTCTCTGGATTCCGTAGAGGTTCTTACGATTTCTATAAGACTGATTGGAAATATCTAAATGACGCTTCTACTCGTGGCGCTATTAGTGGTATTAATTCTATCGAAGGTGTATTAGTTCCTGCTGGAACTTCTACGGTGTACGATCAGATTTTAGGATCTAACATTCGTCGTCCATTCTTGCACGTACGATACAGAGCATCACAAAGTGATGACCGTCGTATGAAGTCTTGGTTGACTGGTTCTGCTGGTGGTGCATTTACTTCAACTCTTGATGCTATGGAAGTAAACTTCCTATCTGAAAGATGTTTAGTAACTCAAGCTGCTAACAACTTTGTATTATTCAAAGGAGTGTAATCACTTATTAC